CGCGGATAAAAACGCTGATGTGCTAACAGTGTTTGCGCCGTTGCGATACCTAATAAGTGCTTTTCCGTTGCGCCGAAATGCCGCGACGGAAAGCATAGGGCTGCCTTCAATGTATACCTCGGACTCGTTGAAAAGCTGGCAGGTAACCAAGCTTTTAGCCTTTGACACAATGGCGTTAATTCCGTCTGTCAATTTAAGCGTTGCTGTTTTCATCTTGATTCCTTTTGGTTGGTGGGTGAGTTGGGTGCGCCCCCGAAGGGGCGGGAGGGTTTTACAGCAAGAAGCCAGCGGTGCGAAGAATCTCGCGGCGCATCCACACGCTCTTGGCATCAGCGGCATCACGCAACGCTCGCACCTGCGCCATGTCTTGCGAGTATTTTTCTGATTGACCGAGCATGATCCATGCTGTCAATGCTGACTTTGCAAACGCTTCGATTTGGTCAGCGATGGTGGTCAGTTCTAATTTTTTTACTGAGTAGAGTTTCATCTTGTTTCCTTTTGGTTGGTGAAGGTTTATTTGCAAGCTGGTATGGAAATGATTATAATCAGTCCGTATCACTTTGCAACAACTATTTACAAGTATTTTATAACGTAATCAATTCAAAGGGTTAGCCATGCTTAAATCAGACGTTGTTGCGTATTACGGGGGCATTCGGGCGGTTGCCGAGGCGCTGAAATTGTCAACGCAGGCGGTTACCGCGTGGAAGGCGGTCATTCCGGAGGTCAACGCCTGGCGCATTTTCTCGCTCACAAAAGGCGAGCTCACAATCGACCAGGCGCTCTATGCTTGACCTTAAAGATCAGTTCGCGCTGGCAGCTATGGCTGCGCTTTTGCAACGCACATCAAACCAATCACCATACTCTCCTGACATCGCAACCAGCGCTTGGAATTGCGCGGAATTTATGATGAGTGAACGGCAGAAACGAATGGATCTGGCTGCGCTGAACGAAAAACGAAACAACGGCGACATGCGAACGCTGAAGCTGACCACGCGCTTGCATTACGCATTGTTGTCCGAGGATTTGTATACCATTGCCGACATCTGCGCTTACACGGAAAAAGAGATTTTGAGGATCCCAAATATTGGCCGCACACAATTAAATCATTTAAAAGAAGCTCTGGCTGCGGTTGGTGAAACATTGGCAGTTGCCAGTTAAGACATGGATTGCCTCGGCTGCAACCTGATCGAGACCGCGCCGGTCACGCTCCGCGATGGCCGGGTAGTCTGCTCGAGCTGCGAGGCGTGGCGCCTGGAATGCGAAGCGCGGATGGCGCTAAAACGTCGGGACCGGAAAGAATACTTAGAAAAAGTCAGGCAGAGGCGAGGCGTGGATGCCGCGGTCGAGCTGCGGAATGAAATGCTTGCAATAAAAGAAGGCAGACAATATGATTCCAAGTGATGCGTTGGTCGGCAGGCCACGCAAGCTGAACCCAGCCTTTACTGGGTGATGGCGCATCACTTCTCTACCTTAAAGGGGGTAAAAATGCATTTTTACACATTTCACATTGGTGACTATCTAAGTCACACCAGCCACCTTTCGCCGATTGAAGATTTAATTTATCGGCGGCTGCTCGACAAATACTATTTGTCAGAATTAGCAATTCCCCTAGAACTTGGTGCCGTTTCCAGATTAATTGGAATGCGTGAATATCAAACCGAAGTTGAAACAATAATTAAAGAGTTTTTTATCCAGACAGAATCTGGCTGGATTAACAAACGAGCAAATATAGAACTTGCAAAGTATCACGCTATGCAAGCAGGCGGGAAAAAAGGAAACGAGATCAGATGGGGCAAGGGTAAACTCCCTACCAAAATCCCCCCCCAATCGCCCCCCGACTCACCCCCGAATCCCAACCATGTACCAGTACCAGTACCAGTACCATTAACCGGTACATCAAAACCTTTAGAAGATCCGCTCCCAACAAGATTTACAGACGAGGCGTTACCGAAGTATTGGGAAGAGTTTTGTATTGCGGAAAGGCCGGATATTAGTCCACAAAAAACATTTGATAATTTTCGGGACTATTGGATTGCAGTGCCTGGGCAAAAAGGTAAAAAGCTTGATTGGACAGCCACTTGGAGAAATTGGGTGCGAAATAAAAAGTTTGAAACCATTAAAAGCAAAGCCGAGCCGCTGAACTTCACCGCGGCGAACCGCAGACTGCTCGAAAAGATTGAAACCGAGGAAAGATTGTTGATTGTAGAACCGCTGGAACTGGGATTCTAAGGGGGACGATATGAACAGGAAATGGACTGTACGACTCTCGCAATTATTCAAAAACCAGTACGCACAAAAGTTTACGAGCGTCTTTAAAGACGAGAGCGAAATGGATAGCTGGGTCGAAACGTGGTCAGTCTTGGAATGCGACGTGGACAGCATGAAAGCGGCACTTGCGAGATTGCCAACAGAGTTTCCAGACTGGCCACCGACTTTTGGGCAGTTCAAGGCGTTGTTGGAAAGCCAGCCTGTTTACCTATCCCTGTCGCCACCAATCAAGACCCAGCCGAGCCCGGAACAGGCCGAGAAGTTGGAAAGCCTGATAAAAGCCAAAACCAAAACCGTTGGGCAGTGGTGGACACCGGACAGGGTGAGGAATCAACAGCAGGTCGATTTCATAATCCTGCAAGCCAATCATTTTGGAAAAGACTCGCAGGCGGCGAACTTTTTGCGGGACTGTCGGGCAGCAGGGGTTATTGCGGGAAACAGCATCGCAGTTTAAATCGGAGGATTTATGAAAAAATTGATGCCAATACCGGGCTATTTAGATTATTTGGTGGATGAGCGCGGAACAATATTTAGTTTTCGTCGAAAATTGCCAAAAGCAATGTGTCCTTATTTAACAAAACAAGGTTATTTGCGAATCAAAATAGCAAATGAAAACGGCATTAAACGATTCATGGCACATCGTTTAATTGCAATGGCTCGGATTCCGCAATCTGAAAATACCGTTGAAATTAATCACATTGATGGAATAAAAACTAACAACCACCCGTCAAATTTGGAATGGGTTTCAAAAGCGCGCAATGTTCAACATTCTTTTGAGCTTGGTTTAAATAAACCATTACGCGGGTCTGCTAACGGAAAAACCAAATTAAAAGAACATCAAGTTATTGAAATAAAACAAGAACTAAAAAATTACAAGTTTGGTCTTAGCAAAGAATTAAGCAACAAATACGGCGTTTGCAAAGCAACAATTAGTTGCATTCGCAAGGGGATAATTTGGGGATATATTATTGTATGAATAATTGTCCAATTTGCGAAGAACGTAGAAGTCAATCAGCTAATGCAGCGATGTGGCCAATTCTAGAAGCGTGGGCAGGGCAACGCCAATGGCCGGTCAATGGATCGTTGCAATCGCTTTCTAGCGAAGAATGGAAGGATATTCTGACTGCGGCGTTTGAAGGGGACACCAGTCCCAGGCTGGCGCCGGGGCTCGAGGGCGGCATTGTGATGTTGGGGCGGAGGACGAGCCGCTACGGTAAAAAACGGTTTTCGGAATGGCTGGACTGGCTGAATGCTGCTTCGCACCATGCCGGTATTAAAGTCCCGGCGCCGGATCGGTATGACCAAAGTTGAGAAAGGTTGGATGGCTGCCGTGGCCGACCTGGGCTGCATTGTCTGCCGGAACGAGGGGTATGGTTTTGTTCCGTGTTGCGTGCATCATTTGTTGTCCGGCGGGCAGAGAATGGGACATTTGCAAACGATCGGGCTTTGCTACAGTCACCACGCCAGCGGGGTTAAAACTGCGGAGTTTTGCAGTCGGCCATTTGGTGATCCCTGTCCCAATGGTTCCAAATCTGCCAGATATCGATATTCCATTGATTCGACGTGCTTAACGGATAGGGCTATGTTCAATCCAACGCGTTTAACTTTCGCCAGAAAGCGGCGAGGGTTCACCATGACACGACTGGCTGATGAGGTCGGCGTAGAGATGCGATCGATCTCTGGTTTTGAAAAACTGGAGTACAAACCTTCAGAGGACACTGTCCAGCGTATTGCAAAAGCATTGCGTTTTCCTCTGGAGTTTTTCTATCAAGAAGAAGAACTGCAAACCATTGATAGTGGTGCTGCGAGTTTCCGTTCGCTCTCAAAAATGTCTGCAGCGCAGCGCGATATGGCCTTGTATTCAGGTGCGTTAACAATCACGCTGAATCAAGCAATTGAAAGACGATTCGAGCTCCCTGTTTCAAATTTGCCGGATCTGAGAGATTCCGACCCCGAGGCGGCGGCTGCAAGTCTGCGCCGCCACTGGGGCATCGGAGAATTGCCCATTAAGAACATGATTCATTTGCTTGAAGCAAATGGTGTTCGTGTTTTTTCGCTGGCAATCGATGCAGCTGAGGTTGACGCATTTTCAATGTGGCGTGAACAAAAGCCATTTGTTTTTTTAAACACACTTAAAAATACTGAGCGCAGCCGATTTGATGCTGCGCATGAACTTGGCCATCTCGTGATGCATCGCCACGGCTCTCCGAATGGAGGGCAAGAAATCGAAAGAGCTGCGAATGATTTTGCAGCAGCTTTCCTGATGCCATCCGGAAGTGTCCTAGGCTATGCGCCAAAATTCATATCGATCGATGTGCTGCTCCAACTCAAAAAGATATGGGGAGTGTCGATTTCGGCACTGACCTATCGAATGCACAAACTCGGGCTATTGACGGAATGGCAGTACCGCGAGCTTTTTGTGCAAATTAGTCGACGAGGCTACCTTAAGTCTGAGCCCGAGAGTTTGCCGCGTGAAACATCGCAGATCCTCGGAAAAGTCTTTACGGCATTACGAAAAGAAGGTGTTGCGAAATCCGATATTGCAGCCGAGTTGCATGTGGCTGATGAAGAGCTTGATGAAATGGTCTTTGGTCTTGTTTTGAACGCAGTGAAAAAAGGTGCGGGCCAAGAAACAAAGCCAGCGCGAGCCAAGCCTGATCTACATCTTGTGAGCTGATTAAGCGGGAAGCAACATGCTCACAAAGGTCCATACTCCGTGAGTAAAGATCTGGGTGATCAGGACCTTAAAGTACTCTGGAGGCAGGGGCTGATAAATGACACCGACCCAACGTAGTTTGAAATATTTAAGGGATGAGGGCTATTTAGTGGCTATTGTGGAGCATTGGCAGCCGTTTGCCCGAATCCGTAAAGACCTCTGGGGCTGGGCAGACTTGCTGGCAATCAAGCGCGGCGAGGTGCTGGCTGTGCAAGTCACCAGTGAGGGCGTTGCAAACAGAGTTGCAAAGGTTACTAACAGTGAAACCATTGGCCGGGTGCGCGAGGCCGGGATTCGGGTCGAAGTGCATGGTTGGAGGAAAAATGCAAAGGGACGGTATATTCAGCGAATTGTCGATTTATCTTAATTTTTGCGCTTGCGCGCAGAATTATTGAGGGATAAGATGTTAGTGCGTATAGAGCATTCTCCCCTGAGTGCACACCCGCTTGACCGCGGTCTGAGCGATGCGGGCGCTCTCCACACGATCGCGGTTGTCTTGAGGTGCTATGGCTGACTATCAGAAAAACGCGGCACTGTTCGTTTCTGTCCTGCTGCATTCAGGCACGAACGCTCATTTCATGCACCTGCAAAGCAAAAGCTATAGCCAGCACAAAGCCTTGCAGCGTTATTACGAGAACGTGGTTGACTTGGCCGACCGATACGCCGAAGCGTTTCAGGGCTGCTACGATGTGATCGACACTTACCCGGCCGACTTTCACATTGCCAAAGTGCCGCTGACTTACATACAAAAGATTAAAGACTTTGTTGACGGGATGCGTAAGGTGCTGCCGGATGACAGTCATCTCATGAACATCATCGATGAGCTGTGCGAGCTGATTGATACAACGATTTATAGGTTGCGGGAGTTGAAGTAGTGGCTAACGCAGGCCAATTCAAAAAAGGCGAGAAAAGGCCGGGCGCTGGCCGGCCTAAAGGATTGCCAAATAAAACGACGGCTGTGGCACGCGAAGCCATTGCGCGTTTTGTGGACGGAAATTCAGAGCGTTTGCAGGAATGGTTGGATCAGATTGCCGCGCAGGACGGGCCTGCGGCCGCGTTTAAATGCTTTTCCGACTTGATTGAATATCATGTGCCTAAATTGTCACGTGCAGAAGTCAGCGGCCCCGACGGCGGCCCAGTAGAAACGATTTGCAGATGGCAGTCCGAGAAATAGAACTGCCCTATGCGCCCCGCAAAGCGTTCATGCCATTCCACAACCGGACGCACCGCTGGGCGTGTCTGGTCGCGCACAGGCGGGCGGGAAAAACTGTGGCGGCTATCAACGACATGATCCGCGCTGCGTTCACAAGCAAAGACTCTATGCCGCTATACGGCTACGTGGCGCCGTATCGGACGCAGGCTAAGTCAGTGGTGTGGGATTACCTGAAGCATTACAGCCAGCCGATTTGCAAGGACAGCAACGAGGCCGAGCTGACGGTCACGCTCGTCAACAACAGCAAAATACGGCTATTTGGCGCAGATAACGCGGACGCTATGCGCGGGCTGGGCTTTTCTGGGGTTTACCTAGATGAATTCGGCGACTTCAAGCCCAGCGTGTGGGGCAACGTGGTGCGCCCGGCTTTATCCGATCATCAAGGCTGGTGCGTGTTTGGCGGCACGCCAAAGGGAAAAAATCAATTTTGGAAGATCAGGCAGACCGCGCAACGTCTTAAAGACGACTGGTTCCTGCTCGAACTGCCGGCCAGCAAGTCAGGGCTGCTGCCGGCAACCGAGCTGGATGCTGCCCGGTCGCAACTGAGCAAGGACCAGTTCGACCAGGAGTATGAGTGCTCATTCGAGGCCGCTATTCTCGGCGCGTTCTTTGGCACCGAGATGCGCGAGGCCACAGAAGCGGGCAGGATCTGCCGGGTTGACTACCAGCCCGAAGTAAACGTGCATACGGCGTGGGATTTGGGTTACCGGGACGATACCGCGATTTGGTGGTATCAGGTCATCCGCGGCGAGATCCACGTGATCGACTACTACGCGGTGTCAGGCGCCAACATCAGCGAGCTCGCCGCGGTAGTCACCGGCAAACCCTACAAGTACGGAAAGCACAACCTTCCGCACGACGCCAAAGCTAAGACGCTGGCAGCGCAGGGCAAGAGCATTATCGAGCAGCTGGCCGAATACCTCGGCATCAACAGTCTGGCGATTGTGCCGGATCTGAGCGTGCAGGACGGCATCCAGGCGGTGCGCCAAATGCTGCCGCAAACGTGGTTCGACGCCGAGCGGTGCAGCGAAGGCATTGAAGCGCTGCGCCAATACCAAAGAGAATATGACGAGGACAAGAAGGCGTTCAGGCAAACGCCGCGCCATGATTGGTGCAGCCATCCCGCGGACGCTATGCGAATGCTGGCCATTGCGTGGCGCGCCGAGCCGACCGTCAGGGCGCCGGATGTGGTCAAGCCGCTGATGGTCGGACCAGAAAACACGGTAACACTTAACGACATGTGGGCAACCGCAAAATCAAGGAGCAAGAGATTATGAGTGGCGTAAGCAATCCGTATCGGTATCAGTATGAGCACGTTGCGGCAAGTTCTACCGCGCAAGTCTTGGGTGGCACAGGCGCGGTGGGCGATTATTTGCACCGTATTGTCATTACAGTTGCCACGGCTGCAAGCAGCCTTGTGCAAGTTGTTGATGGCAGCGGCACAGGCATCTTGACGCGCACTATTTTGCCTAATGCGGTTGGCGGTGGAGTTGGCGTTTACAACGTAGAAATAAATGCTGCGTCAAAAGACGGCGCTTGGAAAATAACAACCGGCGCAGGTTCTGAAGTCATGGCTATGGGCATCTTCAGCGCATGAACAAGCCCGGTCTATACGCAAACATCCTAGCCAAGCAGGAGCGCATTAAGGCGGGGTCAGGCGAGCGCATGCGCAAGCCGGGCTCACCGGGTGCGCCGACTGCCGGCGCGTTCCGCGAGTCGGCAAAGACTGCAAAGCCTGACAAGAAAAAATGATCGCTTGCGTCTTAAAGTCGGGCGGTGAATTCAAGCCAGCGCACGTTTATGCGTTGCAGGAGATGTGCGCGCAATTCCTGCCGGCCGAGGAGTTTATCTGCCTAACCGACATGGAGCTGGACTGCCCGACGCTGGCGCTCGACCACGACTGGCCGGGCTGGTGGTCAAAGATCGAGCTATTCCGGCTGCCGAGCGCCCTATACATGGATCTAGACACCGTTCTGGTGGGCGATTGCACAGAGCTGCTAGAGGCCGCTAGGCCGCACGACTTTGTGATTATGCGCGACGTTTACCGCGGCAAAGCGGATCCGCGCGCGATGCAATCCAGCCTGATGTGGTGGTCGAAGCCGCACAAGTTCATTTACGACGCATTCAAGGCGGGCGATCGCTACTGCGAAGGGGGTGATCAGGTCTATCTAGAGTGGGCGCTGGCTGGCCGGCTGGTTAAATACTGGCAGGACATTACGCCTGGCATCAAGTCATTCAAGGCCGACATACTGCCAAACGGGGTGCAGGCCGAGGATAGGCTTATTGCGTTTCACGGCAAGCCGCGGCCGTGGGAGCAGACGAGGGTGCAATATGCGACTGCATGAGGGCTGGGCGGTTCCTGACGCTGACCAGTGCTGCATTCAGGCAGTGCTGGCCGAGGTGTGCGACTTGGGCGCTAGTCTTGATCTGTGCCGGGAGTTTAGGACGGCAATACAGGCAGGCGGCAACGTGGGTGTGTATCCGGTGGCGTTGGCGCAGAAGTTTAAACGCGTCTACAGCCTTGAACCTGACGCAGCCAACTACGAGGCGCTGGCGCTCAATACCGACAGTCACCCGCGGATAGTGATTCGGCGGGCTGCGTTTGGCAAGGACCACGGCAAGGCAGCGATAGACCAGATATTCCCCGACAACATCGGCGCGCACCAGATCAAAGAGGGCGCAGAGTTTGACGTCCTGCCAATTGACAGCCTGGGCGTGACCGATTGCGACCTGCTGCAACTTGACGTTGAGGGTTACGAACACTTAGCCATCTTAGGCGCTTTGGCAACGATAGAGGCGAGCTGGCCGGTGATTACGCTAGAGCTGAAAGGCCACGGCGAGCGATACGGCTACACCGACGAGGACACGATCAACCTACTGGCCGATATGGGATACAAGATTGCCGACCGGGTAAACAGGGATGTGATATTCACAAAATGAGCGCAGCCTGGACACGAAAAGAAGGAAAAAATCCTGCCGGTGGACTAAACGCCGCAGGCCGAGCGAGTTACAAGGCCGAGACTGGCGGCACGCTTAAGCCACCGGTTAAAGCTGGCGATAACCCGCGGCGTGCCAGTTTTCTTGCGCGCATGGGCGGTATGCCGGGACCGATGGAAAAGAACGGCGAACCGACGCGCCTGGCGCTTGCGTTGCGGGCGTGGGGTGCATCCAGCAAGGCCGACGCCAAGAGTAAAGCCGCAGCAATCAGCGAAAGAAACAAATAAATGGAACCAACCAGCATCGGCGTTGACAAGTGGCTGAACATCATCAGCCAGTACGACAACGAATTCAAGAAGTGGGAAGCGCGCAGCGCGAAGATCGTCAAACGCTACCGCGACGATAACAGAAGCCAGCACACGAACGAACCCGCCAAGTTCAATATCTTGTGGAGCAACGTCCAGACGCTGATTCCTGCGGTATACGCCAAGCTGCCGAAAGCGGTAGCGGCGCGCAGGTTTGGCGACAACGATCCGGTCGGCCGGGTGGCTGGCCAGCTGATCGAGCGCGCACTGGACTTTGAGATTGAGCACTATCCCGACTTTCGGTCGACTATGAAACACGCGGTTGAGGATCGGTTTCTTGGTGGGCGTGGGACTGCTTGGGTGCGCTACGAGCCGCATGTCAGGCAGCTGGGAATGCCAGAGGACGGGTTGCAGGTAACGGAGGATGTTGAGAATGAAGCAGCCGAAGGCCAGACGCCCGAAGGCGCGCCGAAACCAGAAAGTCAGGACTACACCGCTGGCGAGGAGCCTCAAGAAGAAATCGAGTATGAGTGCGCCCCGACTGATTACGTTTACTGGAAGGATTTCGGCCACAGCGTTGCGCGCACCTGGGAGGAAGTAACTTGCGTCTGGCGTTGGGTCTACATGACCAGAGATGCGCTGACCGAGCGTTTTGGCGCCAAGATGGCCAAGCAGATCCCGCTGGATTCCGGCGCCGAAACGCTGGCAACCTATGGCCAGAGCACGAAGGAGCGCACGAGGGCGAAGATTTGCGAGCTGTGGGACAAGGAAACGGGCAAGGTTTACTGGCTGTCGAAGAACTGCCCAAAGATTATTGACGAGCGCGACGATCCGCTGGAGCTCGACCAGTTCTTCCCCTGCGCGCAACCCCTTTACAGCACCACCACCAGCGACAGCCTGATTCCTGTGCCGGATTTTGTGATTTACCAGGACCAGGCAAACGAGCTGGATATTCTGTCCGACCGTATCGACGGGCTGGTCAAGGCGCTGCGGATCCGCGGTGTCTACGATGCTAGCCAACCGGCACTG